ACAAAACTGGCTCTCAGGGTGGATTCTTGAGTGGTTTAGTCAAGAATCCACCTGGCCAAAAGCGAGCCAATTTAGCCAAGCTGGGAAGCCACCCTTCTTGCACCCGTTTTGCAGGGCTCCAAACGGACATGGCACAAGCCACAAAAAAAGTTTGACAAAGCTGCCCCCCTTGACTCATACATAAATTATCGAAGTTTTGCGCCCGGAGGACACCCCTCGCGGGCGTTTTTTGTTTCCCGACATCGCGGATCCTAATGCAGTCACCGGCCACCATGGCCATGGTATTGGTACGTCCGCCCGCCCCACAAACGAGAACATTCATGGACCTTGTCTTTGCGCCACGCGAGATCGAGACGTGGCCGATCGACCGGCTGCGCCCCTATGCCCGCAATGCCAAGATCCATGGCGACGATCAGGTGGCCAAGATCGCGGCCAGCATGGCCAAGTTCGGCTGGACCGTGCCCTGCATGGTTGCCGACGATGGTGAGCTGATCGCCGGGCATGGCCGGGTGCTGGCCGCAACGATGCTGGGGCTGACAGATGTGCCGGTCATTCGGCTGGGTCATCTGGATGAAGCCGAGCGCCGAGCCTACCGGATCGCCGACAACAAGCTGACCGAGCTGGGCGACTGGGATGAAGCCATGCTGCGCGACGAGATCGCGGGACTGCTGGCCGAAGATTTCGATTTGTCGCTCCTGGGGATTACTGACGAAGAGCTCGACGCGCTGCTGCAAGACCCTGATGCGCTGGGCACTGATAATCCGGTCGAGGGTGAGGATGACATTCCGGATGTGCCGGTCACGCCGGTCTCGGTTGTGGGCGACCTTTGGCAGCTCGGGTCGCACCGGCTGATCTGTGGTGACAGCACGTCGGCCGATGTGGTTGGGCGCCTGCTCGGTGATGTGAAGCCACAGCTGATGGTCACTGACCCGCCCTACGGTGTGGAATACGACCCAGGCTGGCGCAATCAGGCGGGTGCCGCCAAGACCAAGCGCACCGGCAAGGTGCTGAATGATGACCGCGCGGACTGGCGCGAGGCCTGGTCTCTGTTTCCCGGCGATGTCGCCTATGTCTGGCACGGGGCGCTACACGCAGCGACCGTGGCCGACAGCCTGAACGCCTCGGGCTTCAACATCCGCTCGCAGATCATCTGGGCCAAGGACAGGCTGGTGCTCAGCCGCGGTGATTATCACTGGCAGCACGAACCTTGCTGGTATGCCGTGCGGGCCAAGGGCAAAGGCCACTGGGCGGGCGACCGCAAGCAAACGACGCTGTGGCAGATTGCGAACAAGGATCAGGACGCTGATCGCGGCGGAAACCACGGGACGGGTCTGCTTTGGCGTTGAGTTGAACCCGGCCTATGTCGATGTGGCCATCGAACGCTGGCAGGCCTTCACCGGCCAGGACGCCTTGCATGTGGAAACCGGCGAGAGCTTTGCCGCCCTCAAAGCTCAAAGGCCGGCGGGATGAGTCAGTCGCGCATGATGTCACTGGTTGAGGCTGGCACCAACGTCGCGGTCGGTTATGTGCTCGCGGTGATTACCCAGATCGTGGTGTTCCCATGGTTTGGGCTGGTGGTCAGCATCGACGACAATCTTGCAATCGGCGCGATCTTTGTCATTGTTTCACTGTTGCGAAGTTATGTCTTGCGCAGGCTCTTCGTGCGGCTGCGATGACGGCGCAGATCTATCATTCGGCAGCGAATACACTGTGCCACGGCCATTTTGTTTATCTGACGTAATTGGCAGGCCCAGCTTTTTCTTCAGGCTACCGGAGATCAGGCCGCGAACACTATGCGCCAACCACCCCGTCACCGCGACGATTTCGGCGACCGAGGCCCCCTCGGGCCGCTGCAGCAAAGCAATGATCTGCGCCTGTTTGGTGCCCGTTCGCGGGGTCGGCGCCTTGGGTATGGCTGCTGTGGTCGCATGGTGACGGACCGCAGCCATGGTTTTGACGACCACCGGTTCGATCCCGACCGCCAGCAGCCCAGCGTCGGTGACGACCAGCGTGGTGCCGTGGCCATCACCGGTTTCGCGCCAGAGCGGTTCGCCTTTGCGGGTGTCGGCATCGACCTCTTCGAGCCAGCCACGGTCGATCATCATGGTCACGACCTTCTTTGTGGCAGCGCCATGCAGCCCTTCGGGCAGCGGCATGGCGATGTTGTCTGCGCGCTGGGCGCCCGTGGTCAGGATCAGGCTTTGGGTTTTGGTGAGATTGGGCATGGTAGTCTCCGGTCAAACGGGCGGCGCAGGATGCGTGCCCATGTACCGGCATTGGCCCGCGCGAGCGCAGGCAGACCAAAGCGTTATAAGTGCGAGCGTCAGTCCGCGTCTGCCATCTCAGCGGTGATGGCGAAGTGCTGCTCCCAACCGGTCAGGTATGGCAGGCCTGCGGGGATGCCTTCTTCACGCGCTGTGCTGCGGCTGATGCGCCAGCCCTGCCAGCGGCGGATTGCTGAGTTGATGGCCGTCTCGCTGTCGATATTGCAGCCCGTCATATTGCCCACCACGTCGTCGGCAAAGTGGCGACCCATCCGACTGTCAAGAAAGTCGCGGATGCCGATCATCTCGTCCTCGCTGTCAGCGCTGATGGCTGCGGCGATAAGGGTTGAAGCCAGCGTCCAGACCTCTGCGCTACGCCGCTCGCGCAGTGGGCAGTGTGTCAGGGTTTGGAAAAAGCCGTAATCTTCGTTGCGGCTGGGGAGAATGGCGTGTGCGGTCATGGGCTTGGATCCTTTGGTACGGTGCATCGTTTTGCTGAAACAACCATCGCTCTGACAGGGCGATTAGCGTAGTCAATTCGGCGCAATTTGATTGCTTTTTTGCACGCCCCGCAGGGAGGTCAGTTCACGCCATGCACCGGCCTGCCAGATATAAAGATGGCTAAGTTCGCAGGTGGGCTGTTGCAGGATGCGGGGTGCGCGCGGTGGATCAAAACAATCCAGTGCGTCGGCACGCACTTGCCGGATTTCGCGGGCGGCAAGAATGTCCTCGGGTGTCCAACGCGCCAAAGCCGGCAACATATGGGAGGGGTAACCATCAAAGTGCACATACACATGTGCCCATGCGTCAGGCCCTGTCTGGATGGCGATCTGTGCGCGCGTGCTCATGACCAGTCCTCCTTCAAATAAGCTGCAGCTCGGCCAGCACGGTGCTGGCGGCAGGAAGCTGGCTGGTCGGCAGTTCGATCTTGATGTGCGAGAAGATGTCCGAGGCATCGGCCTTGACGCCGTCCTCCCGCAGCGCGGTCTCGATGGCCTCCGCGACGGCGTTGGGGCGACTGCGGTCGAAGTGGTCGGGCAGCGCAGCGTGGTCGATGCGGATTGTTGTGGTGGCCATGCTCATGGTGTGCTCCTCAATCCTGCTGTTCGATCAGGGCGAGAATGGCGATCGCCATGCCGCCGAGATACTCGCTGCGGCGAAACACGATATCGTCGATCTCGCCGGCGCAGGTGATCGTGGAATCAACAGAAAGGCTGTCTGCCATATGCGGTAGCAGGCTTTTGGCTTGGGCGTTGTAGCGTTCTGCGAGGGTCATGGGTCTGTCTCCGTTCATGCGTGTTTGCTTGCACTGAGAATCGCTCTGACGGGCAGTATAATCAACTCAAATATATCGTCTTTCCCGTTTATTTACAATATGTTGAGGACATTCAAAGCGCCATGGAAGGCCTATCCGAACGCGCCTATGCAGAACGGTCAGGTCTGTCGCGCGGAGCGGTGCAGAAGGCCCGCAAGAATGGTCGCTTGGTGCTGTTTGCCGACGGGTCAATTGATGCGGTGGCGTCTGATGCACGCCGCGGCGCCATGACGGATCCGGATCAACAGATACGCTCACGGGGTGGTGTTGGAGGCGTTGGCGCTGGCGGTGATGGCGGTGCGATCAGTAGCAGCACCGCCTCTGGCCCCGGCGACAGCACATCCTATCTGAAGGCCCGCACCGCGCTGACGGTCTATCAGGCGCAGGAGCGCCAGCTATCGATCCAGCGCAAGAAGGGTGTGCTGGTCGATCGTGCCCGCGCCGAGACCCTGGTGTTTCGGCTGGCCCGTCAGGAACGCGATGTATGGGTCACCTGGCCCACGCGAGTGGCGGCCCTGATGGCTGCACAATTATCCGCAGAGATGGAAAGGGCATCCGGTGATGCGGTGACGATCGAGGCTGCGATCCTGCAAAGGGTGCTGGAAACCCATGTCAGAGAGCAACTCACCGCCCTGGCCGACCTCAGGGTCTCGCTTGAATGAAGGCAATAACGAAGGCAGTGATCACAGCCTGAACGACGACGACCTGAGCGACGGTCTTGATCTCGCATTCGACGGCGCCGAAGATATCCTGCGTGTCTGGCGGCGTGGCATACGGCCCGATCCGGACCTGACAGTATCGCAATGGGCAGATGCGCACCGCAAACTGTCATCGCGCGCATCGGCGGAACCCGGACAGTACCGCACATCTCGGACGCCTTATCTGCGCGCAATTATGGATGCGCTGTCGCCAAACCATCCGGCACAGCGGATCAGCTTTATGAAGGCGGCCCAGGTAGGCGCGACGGAAGCCGGGAATAACTGGATCGGCTTTGTCATCCATCACGCGCCGGGGCCGATGCTGGCGGTACTGCCCACAGTCGAGATGGCCAAGCGCACATCGCGCGGCCGGATTGATCCGCTGATCGAGGACAGCCCCGCACTGAAAGAACGGGTCCAGCCGGCGAGGTCACGCGATGCGGGCAACTCGATGTTGTCCAAGGAATTCCCTGGCGGCATCCTGGTGCTGACGGGGGCAAACTCGGCGACGGGGCTGCGCTCAATGCCGGCACGTTATGTGTTTCTGGATGAGGTCGATGCCTATCCCGCCTCGGCCGATGAGGAAGGCGATCCGGTCAGCCTGGCCGAGGCACGTACAACAACCTTTGCGCATCGGCGCAAGGTCTTCATGGTCTCAACGCCCACGATCCGCGGGTTGAGCCGCATTGAGCGGGAGTTTGAGGCCAGCGATCAACGGCGGTATTTCGTGCCATGCCCGCATTGTGACCATATGCAATGGTTGCAGTTCGAACGCCTGCGCTGGGAAAAGGGACAGCCGGAAACAGCGATGTACACCTGCGAAGGGTGCGAGAAGCCGATCGCCGAGCACCACAAGACCGACCTGCTGGCGCGTGGCGAATGGCGGGCGACAGCAGTGTCAGACAACCCGCATGCCATCGGGTTCCACCTCTCGGCGCTCTATTCGCCGATCGGCTGGAAAAGCTGGGAGCAGATCGCGCGGGACTGGCTGGCCGCCCAAGGCTCCGACGAGATGCTGCGCGCAGCGCGCAACACACTGCTGGGCGAGACATGGGTTGAAAGCGGCGAGGCGCCGGAATGGCAGCGCCTTGCGGATCAGCGGATTACTTTCCCCGCGCAGATCCCCGCAGGCGGGCTGTTCCTGACGGCTGGCGCAGATGTGCAGAAGGACCGGATCGAGGTAGATGTCTGGGCCTGGGGTGGCGGGCTGCAAAGCTGGCTTGTCGATCACATCGTGATCCCTGGCGGGCCGGATGATCCGGCGTGCTGGGACAAGCTGACAGCCCTATTGGGCCAAACATGGGTGCACGAGCATGGTGCGGTGATGCCGCTGGCCAAACTGGCGATCGATACCGGTTATGAAACGGCTGCCGTTTACGGATGGGCGCGCAAGCAGGGCATCGCTCAAGTGGCCCCCGTGAAAGGCTTGGAAGGGTTCAACCAGGCGACACCCGTCTCGGGGCCGACATTCGTGGATGCCACGGTGAATGGCCGCAAGCTCAAACGCGGCGCCCGACTTTGGACCGTGGCGACGGCAACCTTCAAGGCCGAGACCTATCGCTATCTGCGCATTGAGCGGCCGAGTGATGAAGATCGTGCGCTGGGCATCGCCGATCCGGCCGGCATGATCCACCTGCCGGACTGGGCAGACAGCGAATGGCTCAAGCAGCTGGTCGCCGAGCAACTGGTCACGATCCGCAACAAGCGTGGCTACCTCCACCAGGAATGGCAAAAGCTGCGCGAGCGCAACGAGGCGCTGGACACACGGGTCTATGCGCGCGCCGCCGCCTGGATCCTTGGCGCCGACCGCTTTGACGAGCGGATGTGGCGACAGTTGGAAAAACAGGCGGGCGTGGAAACTACAGCCGCAACGGCGAAACCAGAAACTGCACCGACGACCGAACCACAAGCCGGG